CCCGGTCTTACTTCTAATACAAATTTAAAGGTCCAGTATGTAGTTGATATGAAATACGAGGACGCTTAAACAAACAAACTATTTAATATTTTTGATATGTGAGAATGATAACGTGCTTTAGCACGGTATCAATTCGAACCACTTTAGCAGAGAATTCTGCGATGAACTTGTTGGACGAAAACGACCCATTGTCGAGGAGGAGCTGGTGCCGACGACGAGCACAATGGTGTGGATTTGAGGAATTGAGTTCTTACCGCTGTTTTCAGGTCCTGAAATCTCTAATCTACTATTCGCGTGATGTCCCATCTGTCTTCGCTTAGCTTTTCCCGGTCTAAAGGCTCTATGTTAGCGAATACAAGAATATGAGGAGGGTTAAACACTTTGGTTCCAGTCTCGTATTTGGTATTACATACCAAACCATTTTTAATGGCTTCAAGTGCAGAGTAAGATATACTACCCTGATTACATCGTGGTATGTCCCAAATGATTAAGTTACACTCGTTCATATTATTATTAAAAACTAAGTTGATTATATCACTTTTTTTACCACCATCACAGAATAGCGCGTTGTGTTTTATTACGCAAAACTTTACAAAGGAACTCTTTCCGATATTGCCATCCGGTTCCCAAAACCAGTACACCTTACGGGGGTTAATAGGTTGAGTTATGATATCATCCACAATTTTCTGTTGCCAGGGTCTGAGCACAGTTATAATATTGATGGGTTTAGGTGTTATTTTATATCCATAACTCACGACATCGTCTTCTTTACAACAATAATTTAGATTTTGTTGGTAAGAACCTATACACGCTTCTAAATGGGGGTTGCCAGGTAGCTTTAGCTCGGTAATCCTCATAGGTTCCTTTAGGTGTATAAATCCTTGAAGGTGTGGTCTTTGGGTACTATGGCATATTTCTCTTCCATACAAGTATTTCTTGGAAACCAGTTTTAGTTGCCTATTTAAGGAGGCTTCTAAATCATTTTTGTCATAGTTGAAGCAAGTGAAAGCATAAAAGGTCTTACGACTTGGTTGTGTCGACTTTTTCTTTTTATCAAGCCGGGGAACAGTATTACCTTCCCCGGCTTGCCTATTGTTGCCTAAAGTAGCCATCTATACATTTCCAATAGATAATTATTTATATAGTTTTTTGATATTAATTAAAAATGGAATACAATACTTTAGGCTAAATAATATAAACGCGTCAAAAAATAAATAAACAGGTTATCGTCGATCATTTTTGAATAATATCTTTAGCTATATTATAATGCCTCAAAAACGCAAGGGAGCAAAGCGACGCACAAAGCCTGTATCAAATGCCGTTAAGACCTATGTAGATAGAGCTATTAACCGGCAAACAGAAACCAAACGAATTACATACGATTCGGGTCTTGTAGGGATTAACAACTCTTTAGCAGCTTCGGGAGACTTCCTCCAGTTACTGATAAATCCAGGCCAGGGGACAACTTCTTATCAGAGGTTGGGCACGAAATACAAGATCAAGAGTATGAATATCAGGGGCTATCTTCAATTAGAGGGAAGTGGTAGCACGGGACTACAAAAAATTGGCGTAAGACAAATGATTGTCAAGTCTAAGAAATATCCTACTTCGTCTCCACCAGCCTCCGAACTCAACTATCTGTTGGAAGCTTCAGGTGGGTCTTATCAATCATTTAACGGATTGACTAATGATTTACACGCCCCTATATATAATAAAGCCTTTACAGTGGCCCGCGACAGAAAGCACTATATGTATCAACAAGGAACTAACGGTGACGATTTGAGCCACGCTGTAAAATACTTTAATATCGATCTAAAACAAGCAAGAGGAAAAGTCATCAATTGCGAGTTTGAAACCGGTGGAACCACAAATTGGGGTTGGTGGATGTTGTTAAGCTGGGTTGCCCTGGATGGGACACCCGGTCTTACTTCTAATACAAATTTAAAGGTCCAGTATGTAGTTGATATGAAATACGAGGACGCTTAAACAAACAAACTATTTAATATTTTTGATATGTGAGAATGATAACGTGCTTTA